AGAGTCACAACTTACTTGACCAATAGGCTTTTTGTTTCTGATCGTGCAGTTGGTGACACGACTCAACAAAGTCACTCTGTAGATCTTGAGGGATCTTTTGTTCCCGAAGTCACAACCGAGATCACGACTTTTAGAGGTAGGCGAGCAAAACTTTTTGCTGCTCATAGATACGCTGATGGAACAACAAGCGACTATGTTGAAATCATAAATGGCTTCATTGAGCAGAGTCCAAACATTGAAGATGGCGATACAGTTGCTTTGTCAATCGTTCCTTTAACTGCTCTTATTGATTCAGAGATAAGCGATAAGATCAATCAGACTCAACTTCTCCAAGATTATCATTACTTCGATGGACAGTTTGGAAGCGCTCTTGAATATGCTCAAAGCTTGAACTTCACAGCAGATGGAAACACTTTGCGCTTGTTCACAGATACAAGTTCATCAATCACAGCCAACACCTTCCAAGTTGAAGTTCCCATTGAGCGATCATATGAGAATTGGCTAGACGACTTTGACACTTCACTTCCAAGTGGCCAAGATCGTGATGATTATTCATATGAGCATCCACGCTATCCAAAGTTTAAAAGATCAACTGACAGCGCTCTTGATAGTGATTGTGTATTCCCAACAAGCTTGACTTACAATGCTAGTATTCCGGGCTATGAAGTCAATGCAGATTCAACTCCAAGCAATGCATTGACCGGAAGCGAGATTACTAGCACAGCGACTTTTGAAGTGAAGCTTCCCTTGCATGAGATCAAGCAACATGAGCTTGGGAATGATGAAGTCAAGCGGTGGCCTGACGTAATCAACGACACTCTTGATTCAGATGGACCAAGCTCAACTCAAGGTCTTAGCGGTGGATTCAATAAGTGGAGATTAAATCCAGACAAGACAATCAGAGTGACTAAACTCAGCAATAGCCCTTTCTCAAGTTCTCTTATCTTTTGGACTCACTACAACAGATTCCGCAGGTATTCGAGAAGACAATCAGAGACATATTTAACAAGATCAATCCAACAGTGGACAAGCTCAGGAACTAATTATCAATTAGATGATCTAAGCCGGTTGAGCTATCCGATTGATATTGGAGAGGGTGATGATCCATTCTTGAACTCACCAACTCAAGGTGATCTTGGATATGCTCGTTCAGTGACAACGACTTCAAGAACAGTGGGCGCAAGCGCTCAACTTCGTGATGTTGCTAAAGCCTATTATCAATTATATGAGTCAGCCATTCTTGTTGAAAACTCGCTTGGCTTACCAACGAGCGCCACAGCTGGTGTTGAATATGATGTTATTGTTTCGTATTACGAGCGATCAAGCGACCAAGTAAAGACACAATCATTCAAAGCAACTCACCAAACCACAGCGACTTTTGGCGGTTCTGATATTGGGTTCTTGATTCATATCAGCAACACCAATGACTTTTCAAACAATGTGAGCTTTGGTGATTGGACCGACAAAGAGAGAACACTGATCTTCAAGGGGGCTTCCCTGACTCGTGAAGATGTTGGCAGTGTTATGTTGAAGCTACTCGAAAGCGGTGGCGGTGGTTCAATCAATGGTGATTATGATGTTCTTAGTATGGGCTTTAACATTCACTCTGATGATATAGACGAGCAAAGCTTTTTGGCTATTGGTTCAAGCTGTCCATTCACCTTATCGAGTACCTTTGCTGGTAGTGGTGAAGACCTTAGAGGAACTTTTGAAAGCTTGCTTAAACTTGTTGGCGCTGTTTTGATTATGAAACGTGATGAGACAACAGGAAGAAGTAAGATAACTTTGCAGGCCATAGGCCAAGAACGTGAAGCGGATGTCAGCACAACAATCAACAGTGGCGATTGGCTTGCCGATACTCCGCCAACTTGGGACATCTATGATGATATTGTGACTCAAATCAAATATGAGTTTGATTATGCACCAGAAGAAGACAAGTATTTAAGCGAAGTTGTTTTTAATAACCAAGAAGCAATCAATCGTTATGGCGGAGAATCTAGCAAGATCACTTTATCACTTCCCGGAGTGAATAGCGCTGATGTTGGGCGCTTCGCTGGTGATCGCTTTGCTCGCTTCCTTCCAACTTCAAACAGAATCTTCAATATCTTAAGCAATCCTTTAAGACTTTGGAGAGGTTCAATCGGTAGTGGTCCAAGTATCTTCTTAGATGTTGGCTCTTATGTTTCAGTGAGTAGTCCTCACTTGAGAGGATATTCAGACAGTTATGGAGTCACAAATGGGATTGGAATGGTCAGATCAATTCATCAAGAGTTAATGAGTGAAGGATGCGAACTTGAGATCATCACAACGGGCCTTGCTCCTGTTGCATGGAACGCAAGCGCAGAAGTTGAAGTCATTGACACGACAACAAGCGTGACAGTGTTCAATGATATTTATGGCACAGCTGACAACAGCTTTTTTAAAGTTGGTGATGTTGTTGACTATGTTCCCAAAGGTGACCATGACAACGCAATCACAGGGCTTGAGATCCAAGCAATCTCAGGAACGTATATCACTTTTACAGGTGCTCATGGTATAACTTCAACAGGTGGCACACTTGAGCCAACAAGTTATTCAAATGCAAGCGCTGATCATCAAGCGGATGCTTACCTTGCTAATTCAAGCGACATCATCAACACAACAATCGAAGCGCAGGAGTTTTCATAATGCCAACGAAAGCAGAACTTGAGCAACAATTAGACGATCTAAAGCATGACTTAAGACGCAGTGAACGAGCATTGAATCAAGCGAGACTCGACTTAGAGCAACTTGACACAAATGCTTATACTCAAAAACATACAACTCCGGCTTTGTCTCCACAGACTCGACAAGCTCTTGATCGTGCGTATGCAGAGTGGGAGCGCGTTGTGATTGATCCTGATGCAAGAGTTGACACTTATTGCAAGAGTAGAGAGGGATCCGGCTGGTCTTGGCAAGCTGACTATTCAAAAAACGGCCAATATGCTTGGTGTGGTTTTTTTGCTGCTTTCTGTCATACAGCTGTAAAGTTCCCTATTCGCCAAAAGATCTTCCCTAGTTGTTATCGACTCTATAAGAATTGGTCTAAGACGAGCCGTTGCATTGAACATGGTAAAGTTCAACCGGGTGATATTGTCGTTGTGTATAGTAGCAAGCGAGCGCTTCAAGGTGATCACATTACTCTTTGCATTGATAACTCAACAATCAATGAAGGCTATATCACGACTATCGAAGGGAACGCACATGGCACACTTGGCGACGGTGAGTATGGCGAGGGAGTCATCAAGCGAGAGCGCAAGTTCACAGAGTTTGCTCATGTCTATAGACTCTTAGGTGAGGACTTCGATGAATAATCAAACGATGACTGACAAAGCCGGCGGTCGTAAAGCTTTAGCTTTTTATGCTGCTCTTGCCTGTTGCTTTACTCTCGCTTTGCTAGACAAAGCACACACTGAAGTTCTAGGATTGATTGATACATTATTCTTTATCTATGCCGGCGCGAATGTCATGGCCAAGCGTCAACCACAAATCAAGGAAACAAAGGAAAAAACAAATGAGTAAACTTGGAGTACAGAATCCTATTTCAGCCGGTCAATACTTTGGCGGTTATTCAGCGACAGCTGTGGCAGATACAAATTGGCACACATTAACATCAAGCGACTTTGTTGATCCGATCACTAAAACTGCTTTTGCTGATGGTCTTAAGTTTGCGTATTTAGAAATCCGTAATGGGAGCACAACACTCGAAGCACATTATATGCTTAGGGCTGCTGATACTCCAACAGATGGAAAGACAAATACAGATGGAGTTGTTCCCATTCAAGGCGGTGGCGCAGCAGATATTCAAGGTCTTGCTGATGGACACTTGGTCACATCAATCGCTTATGCTAAAGCGGCCGCTGGTGATACCTTCACAATCACAGCTGGCTTCAATAAATAAGGAGTGAATCATGGCAATTAAATCTTTTGGATTCGCAAGCGCAGGCGGTGGCGCAGGAACTGACAATCTTGATGATGTCACTTCAAGAGGGGCCACAACAACAAACGCGATCACTGTTGGTGGTGTCACTGTTGGGACCGAATACAGCTTGCCTGTTGTGGATGGTTCAGAAAATCAAGTTCTTCAAACTAACGGAACAGGAACTGTCAGCTTTGCAACTCTCGACTTCACAGGTGGCCTTGAATACAAAGGTGCTTTCAATGCGACAGCCGGAACTCCAAGCCTAGCAAATGCCGAGAAAGGTGACTTCTATATCATCGACACAGCTGGCACAATTTACGGCCAGACTTGGGCGGTCGGCGATCACTTGCTCATCAATGAAGACATGGGCGGTTCAATCACTAACAGCAAGATCGACAAAATTGACAACACTCAAGCAGTGACAAGCGTGAACACTCAAACCGGTGCTGTTGTTGTAAGTGGAAATGACATCCTAGCTGATCATACAGCTGTCAACTATACAGCCGCTAACAATAACATTGATGGTCACCTCAGCGGAGTTGACACCAAGCTTGGAACTTTGTTGGCAGATATAACAAGCGAGAGCCTTAATGATCTAAGTGATGTTAGCTTCACAGCAGGCGCAGGCATTGACAACTATGTTCTGACTTATGATCATGCAACGACAAGTTGGGGAGCGGAAGCCGCACCGACAGCGAGCCCGGCAAGTGAAACAACAGCTGGCATCATTGAGATTGCTACGAACGCAGAAGCCGGAGCAGGTACAGCGACCGACAAGGCGCTTGTTCCAAGCAATATCAGTTCACTCGACTTGTCAGCAATGGACAATACAACAAGCGCTTTCATTAGTGATATAACAAGCGAGAGCCTTAACGATCTAAGTGATGTTAGCTTCACAGCAGGCGCAGGCATTGATAACTATGTTCTGACCTACGACAATGGAACATCATCTTGGGGAGCGGAAGCAGTACCAAGCGCAACACCAGCAAGCGAGACAGTGGCTGGAGTGATTGAAATCGCAACGAACGCGGAAGCAACAGCAGGGACAGCAACAGATAAAGCTTTAGTTCCAAGCAATATATCATCACTCGACTTATCAGCTATGAACAACACTACAAGCGCATTTATTGCGTTAAGTGATATTCCAACAGCGAGCCACAGCACAGCCGGTATTTTAGAGACTGCGACTAATGCTGAAGCTACAAATGCAACAGCTAACGACAAGATCATTACTCCGGCAAATCTTAGTCATATTGATTTAAGCACATTCGACAATGATGCTGGATTTATCTCAGACATTACAGGCGAAAGTCTTAATGATCTAAGTGATGTTAGCTTCACAGCAGGCGCAGGCATTGACAATTATGTGCTGACTTACGACAACGCAACGACAAGTTGGGGCGCGGAAGCAGTACCAAGCGCAACACCAGCAAGCGAGACAGTGGCCGGAGTCATTGAGATTGCTACGAACGCTGAAGCAGGAGCAGGCACAGCGACAGATAAGGCGCTCGTTCCAAGCAATATCAGTTCTCTCGATTTGTCAGCTATGGACAACACTACGAGCGCTTTCATTAGTGACATTACAAGCGAGAGTCTTAATGACTTGAGTGATGTTAGCTTCACAGCCGGAGCCGGAATTGATAATTATGTCCTGACCTATGACAACGGAACATCATCTTGGGGAGCGGAAGCTGCACCAACAGCAAGTCCGGCAAGCGAGACAGTGGCTGGAGTCATTGAGATCGCAACGAACGCGGAAGCGACAGCAGGAACAGCAACAGATAAGGCGCTCGTTCCAAGCAATCTTTCAAGCGTTGACTTGAGCGTTCTTGATAATACAACAAGCGCTTTCATCACTGCC